TTGGTACTCCCCCCGGTCATTCAGATTAAAAATGTCAAAATGGTGAACGGTGCTGGACTTTAGAAAAACTGGAAAGAGTAAAGGAAAGGGGTGTTGAAGGTGGCTAAATCAACCAAAGATAAGCGAATTAAAGCCGAGTTCGACAGACTGAATAAGATATACCAGGACTTGCCTGGCAATGAGCTGGAGTTAATCCAACCTCTGCTGAGAAATGCAGCATTCATGAAGATTACGCTGGATGATCTTTCCGAATCCATCAATCAGAATGGAGCTACAGAGGATTACAAGAACGGAGAGAACCAGTTCGGAAGAAAAGCCAGTGCAGATCTGCAAAGCTACAATGCTACATTCAAGAATTATGTGGCTTTAATGGTTAAGTTAAGGGATAGGCTTCCGGCTGAGAAGACCGACAGCAAGTTGGAAGCTCTGATGAATATTGGATAAGAATTATATCCTGGAATACTATCAGAAGATTCAGGACGGAACTATCACAGTCGGAAGATGGGTCAAGCTGATCTATGAGTATATAGTTAATGGTCTTCAGAATAAGGAGTTCGTGTATGAGCCTAAGAAGGCTAAGAAGGCTATCCTCTTCATGGAGGGATATGTACATCACCATGAAGGAAAGCTTGCTCCACAGTTAGTAGTCCTGGAGTTATGGCAGAAGGCATTCCTATCAGTATTGTTCGGAATCCTTGACAAGGATGGAAATAGACAATTCCGAGAAGTGCTGCTTGTAGTTGGTCGCAAGAATGGAAAGACCTTGTTTGCTGCCGGAGTTTCTGAATACTGTGCATTCCTGGATGGAGAGTACGGAGGAAGAATATATTTTACTGCTCCGAAGCTGCAACAGGCTGAGCTTTGTTACAATGCATTCTTTCAGAGTGTGAAGCAAGAGCCGGAGTTGAATAATCTGGCTAAGAAGAGAAGAACGGATATCTATATTGAGTCCACTAATACATCTATACAGCCACTCGCTTTTAGTAATAAGAAGAGTGATGGCTTGAATATATCTGTCGGAATCTGTGATGAGATTGCAGCCTGGCATGGAGATCAGGGCTTAAAGTTCTATGAGGTGTTAAAGAGTTCTGTTGGAGCAAGAAAACAACCGCTCCTGTTATGCATCACTACTGCCGGATATGAGAATGAAAGTATCTATGATGAGCTATTCCGTAGATCAACAAGGTTCTTACTCGGAGACTCCAAAGAGAAGAGACTGCTTCCGGTGCTCTATCAGATAGATGATATTGACAAGTGGAATGATATTAACGAATTGCAGAAGGCTAATCCAAACCTCGGAGTTAGCGTATCTGTTGATTATATGCTTGAGGAGATAGCCATTGCGGAGGGTTCACTTAGTAAGAAGGCTGAGTTTCTTACCAAGTATTGCAATGTAAAGCAGAACAGCTCTCAAGCGTGGCTCTCAACTGAGACCATCAAAAAGATGGAATGTGAGGAGCTTACATTTGAACAGTTCCGAAGCAGTTACTGTGTCGGAGGAATCGACCTCTCGCAGACTGTGGATCTCACATCCGCATGCGTGGTCATTGAGAAGGATGGAATTGAGTATGTTATAAGCCATTTTTGGCTTCCATCAGAAAAGCTGGAGGAAGCAGTGGCAAGGGATGGTCTTCCATATAGAGACTACATCCAAAAGGGATGGCTCTCGCTATCCGGAGATAATTTTGTTGATTATAAGGATTGCTATAACTGGTTCTGTAGGTTGGTGGATGAATACGAGATTCTACCGCTCCAGGTTGGATATGACCGCTACTGTGCGCAGTATTTGGTATCGGATCTGAGTGCTAGGGGCTTCCATATGGATGATGTATATCAGGGCTATAATCTCGGACCTACCATACAGAACATGGAAGGTAAGGCCAAGGATGGAAAGTTGAAGGTCGGAAATAATGACCTTTTAAAAATACACCTCTTAGACATAGCTCTCAAACAAGATAATGAGAGCCGGAGGAGCAAGATTGTTAAGATGTCACCAAGCGCCCATATAGATGGTGGCGCAGCTCTCCTGGATGCGCTTGTAGTGAAAGAAAAGTGGTATCCACAGATTGGAGAGCAACTAATGAATAGGAGTTAGAAATGGGACTTTTTGATAAGTTATTCGGAAAATCTAAACAGCCTAAACCTCAGCAGGTAGATGGTAAGTTCAAACTGCTTACAGCCTATGAACCTGTCTATACCTCATGGAGCGGTTCACTCTATGAGTCGGAGCTTGTAAGAAGCGCTATTGATGCAAGGGCAAGGCACATCAGCAAACTGAAGGTTGAAACTAAAGGCGCAGGCAAGCCAAAGCTACAAGCAAGGCTTAAGCATGCTCCAAACAGCTTCCAGACCTGGTCACAGTTTTTGTATAGGCTCTCGACAATACTTGATATGCAGAATACCGCATACCTTGTTCCTGTGTTCGGAGAGTATGGAGAGACTATAGGAATCTATCCGGTTATTCCGGCGAAGTGTGAGGTTATATCAGTTGATGGTGAGCCTTGGATCAGATACAGCTTTAATGACGGAAAGAGCGCAGCCATTGAGCTTGGTCTTATCGGAATAATGACCAAATTCCAGTATAAGAGTGATTTTTTTGGAGAGAGTAATAGAGCTCTCCTGGATACAATGTCTCTGATCAAACTCCAAAGAGAAGGAATTAAGGATGCCACCAAGAATAGTAATACTTATAAGTTCTGGGCTCAGGTATCCAACTTCACTAAGACAGAAGACCTGGCTAAGGAACGCAAGAGGTTCACTGCTGAAAATCTGAATGCAGATGCTGATGCAGAAGGTTTACTGCTCTTTCCGAATACATACAACAACATCACTAGGATGGAATCTAATTCCTATGTTGTGGATGATGCTCAGATGAAGCTAATCCAAACCAATGTATTCAACTACTTCGGAGTCAACGAGAAGATACTTCAGAATATAGCAAGTGGTGATGAGTGGGCAGCATTCTATGAGGGCTGCGTTGAAGTGTTTGCGATTCAGTTCTCGGAAGTGCTTACAAGGATGCTCTTTTCCGAAAGAGAAATGAGCCAGGGGTCATTCGTGATGGCCACAGCTAATAGACTTCAATACATGAGCAATGCAGATAAGTTGAATGTAGCTGCACAGCTTACAGATAGAGGAGTCCTTAGTATTAACGAAGCCAGGGAGATATTTAACCTGGCACCTGTAGAAGGCGGAGATGTAAGGACCATAAGAGGCGAATATAAGGATGCCAATGACTTAGGAGGAAATAAGAATGAATGATAAGAGATACTACCGAATGGCTGACTTGCAGATCAGAAGCCAGGAGGAAGAAAAGAAAAATGATGAGAGCTATATCGTTGAGGGATATGCTTCAACATTTGAACCATATGTTCTATGGAGAGATCCTGACACAGAGATTGAATATATAGAGCAGATTGATACTAAGGCATTTGATGAGACTGATATGTCGGATGTGGTTTTCCGAGTAGACCATAGTGGTCCTGTATATGCCAGGACTAAGAATAAGCTTATAGAGCTTTCCGTTGATGATCATGGCCTTTTCTGTAGGGTAGACCTCGGAAAAACAGAGGCTGCAAGGGCATTATATGAGGATATCAAGGTAGGTAACTACTCACAGATGTCATTTGCATTCACAGTAGACAGAGAAGAATATGATCAGAAGACTCACACAAGAAAAATACTCGGAATTGATAAGCTATATGACGTAGCTCCGGTTAGCTTTCCAGCTAATCCAACTACTGAAATAGATATAGCAACTCGTTCTTTCCTTGACGGAGTGATTGAGGCTGAGACAGCGGAGCGACTGAGAGTTGAGAAGCGTAACAGACAAAAAGAACAGTTAATGCTCAAAATCAAACTATTGGAGGTATAAGAAATGACCGCAGAAGAGATCAAAGCACTTGATTATGATGCACTCACACAGAGAATTGCTGATATCAAGGTAGAGATGGAATCTGAGGATTCCGACATTGAAGCTCTCAGCGCTGAGGTTGATCTAATCGAAAAGCGCAAGGCTGAGCTTAAGGCTGCTGCCAATGAAGCAGCAGAAAAAAGAGCCATGATAGCTGAGAAGCTTGAGGCTGATGTCATTGAAGAAAGAAAAGAGGAGGAAACCAAAATGACAAATATGGAAATGAGAAATACTCCAGAGTATGGCAAGGCATTCGTTAAGGGTATCCTGAGCGGAGACTTTGAGGAAGCTAGAGCACTTCTTACAGAGAATGTAACTGGTGGTTCAGTTCCAGTTCCAGAGATTCTGGAGACAGAGATCAAGAATGCATGGGAGGATGCACAGTTCCTTCAGTTCGCTAAGAGAACATCATACAAGGGTAATGTAAAGGTTGGATTTGAAATATCTGCAACAGGCGCTGCAGTACATGTTGAGGGCACTAACGCTCCACAGGAAGAGACTCTTGTTTGGGGTACAGTAGAACTCAAGGCTGAGTCCATTAAGAAGTGGATAACAGTATCTGATGAGGCTCTTGAGGGTACAACTATTGATACTCTTGGAGAAATCTACAAGGAAGTTGCTCAGAGAATAGTTGAAAAGGCTGAGGAGATTGCTATCGGAAAGATTACAGATTCTCCTGCTTCTACATCAGCACAGAATGGTCCTGGTGTTCCAGTATATTCAGTATCAACTATAACAGCAGACACAATCGTTAATGCAGTTGCACTGCTTAGCGGTAAGGCTAAGGATCTGAGAATCGTGATGAACCGCCAGACTAAGGCTGCATTCGAGGCAGTTGCACTCGGACTTCAGTATGGAGCTGATATCTATGACGGACTTAAGGATCGCATTCTATATTCAGATGCGCTTCCAGCATTCAGTGCTGCTGATGCTGGCGAGACATTCGTTATCATAGGTGATATCGGATACGGATTCCAGGCTAACTTCCCAAGCGGAAATGATGTCAAGATGACTGTTGATGAGCTTTCACTTGCAGAGAAGGATCTCGTTAAGATTGTAGGCCGTCAGTATGTTGGAATGGGAGTTGTTGCTCCTAAGGCATTCGTTAAGATTGCTAAGCCAGAAGGCTAATAGATAGGAGGTTAAAGATATGGCTTTAATAGATGATTTTAAAATTGCATACAGGATATCGATTAACAATGAGGCTATTAACAGCCAGATCAATGACCTTATTGATGAAGCGAAGGACGATCTTACTTCAACTGCCAATATAGTGATTCCAGGGACTATAACCGGCAAGATTAAGGGGGCTATCCTCTTATATGCCGGAAGTCGCTGGTATCAGGTTTCTGATCCGGACAGAAGTGCAGCTCTTAGGGATGCATATAACGTATGCAAAAAAGAACTCTTAATGAGTAGTAAATATTCTGACTATGAGGAGGTAGACAATGGACAATCTGATTGAGATATCTCTTATATCGGAAACCAGCACTACTGATTCCATAGGACAGCAGCATTATGAAGAGACTGAAAGAGTTGTATTCGGACATTTTAGATCAGTAAGCCGAAGAGAATGGTTTGATGCCGGAGCTAATGATATTAACGCTGAGATAGTAGTTACGATCTATGACTTTGAATACCAGGATGAGACTATAGCAGAGATTGGAGATACTAGATATGGAGTATACCGTACCTACAGACTTCCGAACTCTGACATGATAGAGCTGTACCTGGAGAAGAAGGGTGGAGTGACCTATGAGTAGTATCACGATTGATGCTATGAGCTTACAGAGTGAAATTCAAGGAATACTTTCCGAGATACCGCATTCTGTAGAGACAGCTCTTGATAAGGCTGCCGATAAGGTAAGCAAGGAGGCTATTGATAAACTGAAAGCTACCTCACCAAGAGGAGTTGGAAAGGGTGGACATTATGCGGATTCTTGGACTCGGAAGAAGGATTCTGCCAAGAAGGTTACTGTTCACAACAAACAGTACCAGCTTACTCACTTACTTGAGAATGGTCACGAAATAGTAATACATGGACACGCTACTGGAAAACAGACAAGAGCTATTAAGCATATCAAGCCAGTTGAAGAATGGGTGCAGGATGAGTTTGAGAAAGAAGTTAAGGAGGATATTCAAGAGGAGTTATGACACAAGCAGAAATATGTAGTCTACTGTCTACCTTTGGGATTCCTGTAGGCTTCAATCGAATTAAGAAAGGGACTAAGCTTCCATTCATTACTTATCATATAGCGCAGCCAAACAACTTCGGAGCTGATAACACTGTATATCATGAGATTCACTCAGTTGAGTTCAGAGTCTATGAGGGCAGAGAGATTGACCTAGCGCTTCATGAGAATATCAAGAATATACTCAAACAGAATGAGATATATTGGACATCCGACAACGCAGATGTTGAGGATGAGCAGTTAACTATAACTTACTATTATATGGAGGTATAAAGAGATGCCAAGTGTGGATAATAAAGTTCATTACGGACTAACAAATGTATACTACGCACCACTCACTGAGACTGTAGACCCACAGACAGGAGCTGTCACAGCTTCATATGGTACTCCTGTACGTTGGCCAGGAGCAGTTAGTATAGACCTCAGCTCAAACATGAGCCAGGATAATTTCTATGCTGACAATGGTGTGTACTATGTTACTTCCTCAGATAACAACTATGAGGGAGACTTTGAGAGTGCATCTGTTCCAAGACAGTTCAAGAAGGATATCTTCGGAGATGTTGAGGATGCTAACGGAGCACTTGTTGAGGTTGCTGGAGTACCTACAAGATACTTCGCTCTGATGATTGAGCATTCTGGTGATGTAGGCGGTCAGAGACAGGTATTTTATAAGTGCTCAGCTACAAGACCTAACCAGGGTTCAGCTACTACTGAGGATGGAGTTGAGGTTCAGACTCAGACAGTTACGATCAAGGCTATTCCTACTGCCGAAAATGTAACTATCGGAGAGAACACAGAAGCTCATCCTATCCAGGCATTCCTTAACAAGGGAGATACTGGATATAGTACATTCTTTGATGCAGTTTATAAGCCTGTTAATAGTGCAACTCCTGCTGAACATACTGAAAATCCTGCTGAAGGTTAATAATGACATGCCTCAGGGCTCCTCAAGGGGCTCTGGGGTTGTTTTGGATAAGAAAGGGAAATGGATATGAAGAAAACAATAGAACTAGATGGAAAGGCAGTTGAATTTGAAGCCACTGGAACTATAGATATATGTATGAGGAAGCTATTCAATATTGATTTAATGTCTACACTGACCAAGATCAATAAGGATGATGCTGGTGCTACTACTGCTCTATGCAGCCAGATGGCATTTGTTATGAATAAAAGAGCAGAGCTGGGAGGCTGGAGGAAAGTCTGTGAATTAACTCAGGATGATTACTATGACTGGCTGGATCAGTTTGGCTCAGATGCCTTGCTTAATGCAAGTAAAGAAATAATGGAAATATATATACAGAATAAGAAAACTACATCCACACCCTAAGAAGCGTGGAGAAGCCACTACAAGAACATTCACAGTAGGCTTATACCTGCTTCGTGCTAAAGATGTAGGGCTCACCATAGATGAGATGGACTGCTTAACTACCGGAATGGTGATGGATGTTGTGATAGAACGAGGAAATGATAGTGAGAAGTATCCTAAGAAGGGCTCTGCTTCCACATTTGCAGCACAGTTTGGAGGAGCATAATGGCTTCAGGTACAGTTAGAGGAATTACAATCGAAATAGAGGGTAAGACTTCCGGACTTGTTAAGAGTCTTAAGTCGGTTAATTCTAGCCTTAAGAGCACTCAACAGAGCCTTAAGGTTGTTAATCAAGCTCTTAAATTAGATCCAAAGAATGTTAATACTCTCAAGACTAAACAGGAACTCCTCAATACTGCTATAGAACAGACTGAGGAGAAGTTAAAGCTAGAACAACAGGCAGCAGAGGATGCAGCCAAGGCACTTGAGGAAGGTACTATCACTAAGGATCAGTATAACACTCTGCAAGCTGAAGTTGCTAAAACAGCTTCCGAACTAGAAAACCTCAAATCAGAGGCTGAGGCTACCAATAAGGAGCTTGATAATCTCGGAAGCGGCTCAAAACTGTCTAGTTTAGGTTCGGAATTAGAAGCAGTAGGCGGTAAGCTCCAAGGTGTCGGAGATAAGATGACCGATATCGGAGACCGAATGACTAAGTTTGGTGCTCAGTATACCGCAACTGTGACCACTCCAATAGTGGCCGGAGGAAAGAAGGCGCTTGATGCATTTAACGAAGTTGATGGCGCTATGGATACTCTGATCAAGAAGACCGGAGCTACAGGACCTGCACTTGAGGAAATGGAAGGAATCGTGGCTAATATAGCTACAGAGATTCCGATAGCCTTTGATACTGCAGGAGAAGCAGTTGGAGAGATTAGTACAAGGTTCGGGCTTACAGGAGAGGCTCTTGAGTCACTGTCCAAGCAGTTCATTGAGTTTGCAGAGTTAAATGATACAGATGTTTCGAGTTCCATAGATGGTGTTCAAAAGGGGCTTGCAGCATTCGGACTTGAAGCAGATCATGCTGATGAACTTCTTGATTCACTCAATGCTACAGCACAGAAGTATGGAGTTAATGTAGATTCACTTACTAGCGGACTTGTTCAAAATGGAACTGCATTCCAGGAAATGGGATTAACTATCGAGCAATCTGTAGATCTTATGGGTCAGCTTGAAACTTCTGGAGCTAATTCCGAAACAGTAATGAATGGACTTAGGAAAGCTCTGAAGAATGCAACTGCTGACGGAATTCCGATGAATGAAGCTCTCGCAGATCTGCAGAATACCATTGAAAACGGTACAGACTCCATGGATGGACTTACAGCATCATATGATTTGTTCGGAAAGTCCGGTGATCAGATTTATGGAGCAGTTAAGAATGGCACATTAGATTTCAGAGACTTAGCTGACACATTAGAGGATACTTCTGGAAGTGTAGATGATACATATGAGGCTACTCTTGACGGAGCAGACAAGATGCAGACTGCTATGAATAGCGTTAAGCTTGCTCTTGCTGATGTTGGAGAGTCTATTGGAGAGACTCTTGCTCCAATGCTGGAGGATCTATCGGAGAAACTGAAAGAAGTGAAGGAATGGTGGGGCACTCTATCGGATGAACAGAAGCAGTTCATTATTAAGGCTGCCATGGTAGTAGCTGCCATAGGCCCTATCATTATGGTTATAGGAACGCTAATAAGTTCTGTAGGAAGCATTACAAGCGGAATAGGTGGACTTGTTGGAAATATAGGAAAGCTAATAAGTGGATTCTCAGGAGCTGGAGGAGCTGCTGCCTCAGCCGGAGGAGCGGTAGCAAGTGCTGGAGGTTCGATAGCAAGTGTAGCTCTTCCAATCATAGGAGTCATAGCAGCTATCGGAGCACTGATAGCCATATTTGTGCATCTATATCAGACCAATGAGGATTTTAAGAACGATATAGATGAGCTATGGTCAGAGATTAAGGATATGTTTGCGGAAGTGTTCGAGGCTATCCAGGAACTATTCTCTGCATTCATAGAGCTTGTCTCAGCAATATGGGATGAGTGGGGAGATGATATCATGATGGTTACTAAGGCTCTGGTTGAGTTCTTAGTGAATGTAATTAAACCAGCGCTTGATATCATCATTGCAATAGTTAAGATGTTCACTGCCCTTGTGAAGGGAGATACAGAAGGCTTCTGTGATGCCCTGGAGGATTTGGTCTATGGTCTATGTGAGCTAATAGTCAATCTGTGGAATGGTCTATGGGATGCAGTGGCAGCTATTCTTGTGGCAGCGGTCAATATTCTATTAACACTCTTCCAGACGTTATCCAGTGCAATCAGCGCTATATGGGAGGGCATTAAGACATTCCTTCTTAATATTTGGACAGCAATAACAACAGCTATAGCCACAGCAGTTACTGCTATATGGACAAAAGTAACAACTACCTTTGAATCCATTAAGAATGCAATTATAGGTAAGTTTGAAGCTGCCAAGGCCGGACTTATAGCCAAGGCGGAAGCTATTAAGACATCACTTAGCAATGCCTGGGATAACATTAAGAGCGGAGTTACAAGTAAGTTTGAAGCAATTAAGAGTGCTATTCAGAATGGCATTAACAGTGCAGTTGATTTTATTAAAAATCTACCATCACAAGCTCTTACTTGGGGACGTGATCTGATGGCTAACTTCATAAGTGGTATCAGTGGAAAGCTTGGAGATCTTCGGAATAAGGTCAGTAGTGTAGCTTCAACAGTTAAATCATATATCGGATTCTCAGAGCCGGAAAAGGGACCACTTAGCAACTTCCATACATATGCACCGGATATGATGGAATTATTCTCAAAAGGAATCACGGACAACATTTGGATGGTCCAGGATGCAGTTACCGGAGTGGGTACATCCGTACAGGGTGGATTTACTGACAGGGATTATACATCACAGCTTGCAGGTATCAATAATTCTATCGGAAGCCTTGCTGCAGCAGGCGGTGGAACTATAGTTATTCCGGTTAATATCGGAGGAACTCAGATTGATAGGCTTGTGGTAGATGCTACTAAGAGAAGTAATTTCAGAAGTGGAGGAAGATAATGCTAGGAAGACAGTTTTTAAAAATTGACAATGTAATACTTCCGAGAACTACTGGATTTGATTTTGAGCTTGAGGCAGTTGAGAGCGTTAGTCAGTCGGAAGCCGGAACAGATCTAGTAGTTACCACTAGACTTGATAAGCATATATTCAAGGCTGATTGGACAGTATCCTCATTTTGGCTCGATAAGTTTGAAGCAATCTGCAAGGAGAAGACAGTAGTGGTTAACTATAGGGATGTGGACTACACATGCAGAGCCAGGGGATTTGCTCCACAACTTATTGAAGATTCCGAAAACATAGAAGGTACAGATGGACTATGGAAGATATCTCTGACATTGACGGAGGTATGATATGTATAACGTAAGTAATGAATATTTGGAGGCTATATCCGCTCCAGTTCATAAGTATAAGCTCAGAGGCTCTATTGGGAATTATTCTATAACAGATGAAGACATCCTGGATGGAAGCCTCAAGATATCAAAGCAATGTTCCGAAGGTGATGAGGTTAAGATAGGCTCCGTGTATATCGGAAGCCTCAATATGACAGTCATATCAAATATCAATATTGATAGATATGACTGGAAAGGCAAGGTGATCACTCTTGAGGAAGGCTTGGAGCTTGCTGATGGTTCTTATGAGTGGATACCTCTCGGAGTATATACCATTGAAGAATGCAACTATACTTCGGATGGTAAGGAAATAACCGCTTATGACAATATGTATAAGCTGGATAAAGCATTCATGCTGACTACCACCAAGGGAACACTCTACAACATGGCTAAGTCTGTGGAGAATCCTTGCGGAGTAACCATCGCAAATAGTGACTTTGAGCAGTGGCCAAATGGATCTAGTCAGAGTGTAGCCGGAAACTATGTCCTGAGTGGAGATAATGACATTGAGACCTATCGAGACTTCATATATTGGATAGCTCAAACACTCGGAGCGGTAGTGGTGGCCAATAGGGATGGAGAGATAGAGTTCCTTCCATACAAGACCGAAGCTGATTATGTGATTGATAGCAGCCATAGGTTTTTTGGGGCAAGTTTCTCTGCATATGTAACACGCTATAGCGGAATGTCTGTTGTGGACTTCGATACACAGGAGACTAAGTATTATGCAGCAGATCCGGATATATATCTGACATACAATCTTGGATCTAATCCACTTGTTCAGGATTATGTCCGAACTATTAAGGATATCATTAGGAAGAATATTCTTAGTGAAATCGTTAAGATTGGATATGTGCCATTCCAGGCATCCATCCTTCCAACAGCAATGTTTGATCTAACGGATGTGATCACATTCTCGGAAGGTATAGCAGATGAGGAAGAGATAAGCTGCATAATGGCCATTGATTATACATATGGCTCAGAACTGACACTCTCAGGCTTCGGATCTGATCCGGCGCTTGCATCTGCAAAAAGTAAAACGGATAAAGATATAGCAGGCTTACTTGCTAACACAAAATCCGACACCATCCAATTCTACTCGTACCTCAATACCGAGGAGTATGACATACCAGACGGAGGATGGGATACAGTAATCAGCATAAGGTTTGCGAGTGTAAAAGCAGGACAGGTTATATTTCAAGCAGAAATCTTATGTGATGTAGAGACAGCAGACCAGATTGATTTGGAAGTAGAATATAGGCTTGATTATGTTACGCAGACATTCAGACCTATTGAAAGATGGCATGACGGAGACCATATACTGAATCTGTTTTATTTCATTCCGATAGGAGCGAACGAAAGCCACAGATGGCATGTATTATTAAGACCAACAGGAGGCTCAGTTCATATTGATATCGATGAGATAAGAGCTACTTTGTGGGGTCAAGGACTTGTCGGAGTTAAGGAGTGGGATGGATACATCGACTGTGCTGATGAGTTTGATGTTATCGAGCTTCAGAATCAGAACATGAGTGTTGTAGAGTTCACAGATGCAGTTCAGAGCGATGTACAAGTACCAATCGGAGACAGTTTCACAGAAGAGTTTGGTGTCATTCCGCTTGTTAATCAGAATATGGAAGTTGTTGAGTATGATGAGGTTGTTGCATTCAACAAGGAGATTGCAAAGCTCTATCTATGGGATGATTTGAGGGCTTACAACTGGGATGCAACCGAAAACGGATTTATCTGGGGATAAAGGAGATAATATGAAAGGTAAGACTATAATTGAACTAAAGGACGTGAGAAGCGGAAAGGTGCAGAGAGTAGAACACGGAAACACTTTCCAGAGTGCTGTGCTTTCAAGCCTATTTAAGCCATACGGTCAAATGGATTTAAACCTTGACCTCAATCCATCACAGCAAGCGTGGAAAACGCTGGTGGGTGGGTTAATGGTGTTTGATGATACTATCGAGGTTGGTTCTATGTATGTTCCAGATGGTGTAAACATGGTCGGAAATGGGGCTCACGAGATAGTTAATACTGGAGTGCCGAATGAGCTGGGTTCGTGGAACACTTCCGAATCATATGTATCAGATTCAGAAATTGTTATGACGTATGATTTTACAACATCACAGGCGAATGGAACTATCAACTCAGTAGCTCTTACTTCTAAGAGCGGTGGGTTAATAGGAATGGGAAATGCTTCCCAAGAGAGAAGGTCTGATGCTGTTGCCCCACTTGATTTTACGAAGACACCAATAGTTAGTCCAAGATTTGATGTTTTATTTGAAAACAACAAAACAAACACTTTTGATGGAGAGTACATTTATAAGGTCATCGTATCAACCGACAAAGTTTCTGTTTCTCGTGTTTGGGCTAACTCAAGCGGAATAGATTTAATTAGAGATAGAGGAAACGAGTTTGGGGAAATAACCTATGATATATCACTTCCTAACTCAGTGGTGTCATTAAGTAGGATTTCCAAAATTGTAGCCTTAGATGAAAACAGAGTTGGAATGCTTTATAACGATACAGCTAACTCAGTATATTTAGCAGTAGTTATAAACATAAAGACGAGAAATATAGACACATATCAGATTCCGATATTATCTGGCGTTATAAATTATAGTATCGTCGGCGGAACATTAAATAATTGCTATGTATATGAGGTATATGACAGCTCTGGTGAGAGACGTGTTGGAATATATAACACATCCAATAGTAGCTGGGAAAAGGACGTTGAGTTAGATAGTTCTTATGACATAAGAAATATATATATGATAGGTGGCAGATTCCATTACTTTGTAAAGACTGGACAATACACAACAAGCTGGTTTGAGGAAAATAATGGTGTACTTGTTATAACAAATTCACAAAGTGGAATAGACTCACTTGGAAATTTTTCAATGTATCTACCAACACTTAATTTTATGGTCGGATTTGGTGGCAACTATCAACAGATGGCTTTTAGCAAATATCCTTGTTACCTTGCGACCATCAACAATCTGGAAGAGCCAATAGTTAAGGATAACACGAAAACCATGAAAATTACATATGTTCTTACAAGGAGGTAAGCTATGGCAACAATAACAGAGAGATTTGGATTTACAAAGCCAGCAGGTTCGGACCCAGCAAGTATCGTGCCTTTGAATAGTAATACTGATTTGATTGAGCAGTACCTTGGAAGAACACAGGATATGATAGCTCCAATGTATGATGATACAGAGACTTATTCTGTCGGAGATTTAAGGACATATGAATCACGCCTATATAAGTGTAATACGGATATATCGACACCAGAGACCTTTGACCCAGAGAAGTGGGATTTGACTACTGCTGTGCAAGAAGGTGGCGGAAGTGGTGGAGCAAGTGCCATTGAGAAAACGCAAGCTGAGTATGATGCCCTTACACCAGCACAAAAAACAAATGGTGCTATTTATATGGTACAAGGAAGCCAAGAGTTAGATGACAATTATTCTTACTATTCGGCTGAGAATGACACCATAATTGTCAGAGTATATCATGAGGGAGAGTCCGACCAAAAAATAGAATGGTTCTTTAGAGGGTGGAATCAGACAAGCGGAGATATGACAGTTCCAAGCAATCTAACAGCATACTTGCCATCTACACCACAGATTGCTATATACTCTGCAAACTATCCGAATGATACAACACCTCAAAATGGCTGGATAGGATTCTATGGTGGTAGTATCAGAGCTTGGACTCAAGACTTAGCAAATACAATGACTGGTATAATGTATGGTGTTGTTGATATAGATGGTGGAGCGGACCAAACAAATCCACATATTGATGACCCACATATTTATGTTGAAGGTTCTAACAAAATCTATTACATGGGAATCGAGTATGCAAACACAAATGGAGGTTCTGGTGGAGGTGGAAATGCAAGCCTTGAGGCTACAGTTTTATATGATACACCGATAACAGCGAATGGAACATATACGCTTGCTGACAGCTATGAGAACTATGATTTTATATCTATCAAGGCAGGTAATGGTTCTAGTGAGACTGACGTTCATACATACGCTGTCGATGATATAAAGCGAGCTATGAATGATAGCAAGGTTATAACAAATCCAAACACAGGTGGATGGTTTAACTTTACTATGAGCACTAACACTATAACAATACCAAACAAGAGTATAAGTACAATTTATAGTGTAATTGGTTATAAGATAGTCGGTGGAGGTGGAGAAGGTGGAAGCTCCGATGCAGGAGATATCAACTACGATAACACAACAAGCCAGCTCACAGCCGACAACGTGCAAGAAGCCATTGATGAGGTAGTTGCTAACGCAGGCACAGCTTCCGAGGATATCCTAACATTGCAGAACGTACAAGGCTATGATGAGTATGACGAGACACAGACGTATGCTGTCGGAGACTATGCGATATACAATAACATCGTATATGAGTGTACAACAGCAGTTAGCACAGCAGAGCCATTCGACAGTACCAAGTGGACTGCTACAAGTATCGAGCAGATTATAGACGGAGTTAAGGGGGATGTTTCTCAGCTAAACTCCAGTTTGGTTAATAGAGAAAAGCATATTGGTGGATTAGTGTATGCCTATTGGAACGCTATATTAGTTACCATAGATTTTGGCGGCGCGATCCCGATAGAGGCAGCAAATAATGCAAATACCATTATAGCAACTTTGCCTAGTGATGTTCCTAAACCATCAACAACCAAATATGGTGTAATAAGTTGTGGTGGTAATTCAAATAAATTTGTACTTGGCGCTATACAAACAAACGGAAATATACTGGTGTACAACTATTCTGGCGCATCAACAAGTTACTTATATGGCTCTATTAAATTCTTGCGTTAAACAATAGTTTTTAATGTAACGATTAAATAGCGAACCGCCAACTGTGTATTATTAACCGTTGCTCCTGTGTTTGGGTCTATGGCTGTCAAATACCATCCACCATTGTTAGCAGAAACCCATGTACGCAAGAAAACACTTGCACCACTAACAAGCGGTGCAACAACAAATTGTAAGCCATCGTTTGTAATTCCTGTCGCAATATTTCCTGTTGAGCCTGTTGTGAATGTGCCTGCGACTCTTCTTACAGATGCAATATTCACAACAGCTAAACTGGAGTTTAGTTCACAACATGCCCCTCAGTTATCTTCGGATAGATTGATGAAAGCTCACTTGTCTTAGGACGGAATGAGAAAGGCGAAAATCAATTCCAAGAGGAGAAAAATCATGCTTGAAAAAATCATGCTTGAGAATGTCACGCTTCAGACCGCATGGCAATATATATCGCTCTTGTGTACCATAGTAATGTCTCTTGGAGGCGCAGGAGCAATCATTATAAGCATAATAAAATGGTTTAAGAAACCAGATAAGGATAGAGACATCATGATAAATGAACACGAGAAGAAACTTGAAAATGACCACAAGCGTTTAAGAGAGCTTGAGGAAAGCAACAAAATAATGATGCAGTCAATGCTTGCTCTTATGAGTCATGCGATAGATGGGAATCATATTGAGGATTTGAAGCAGGCAAGAGATGACTTGCAGAAGTATCTTATAAGGAGGTAAGAGTATGAAACTACCGAACAAGCTATATGACGTTTTGAAATGGACGTGCCTCATAGCACTTCCAGCACTTGCAGTATTCTATGCTGTGATTGCTAAAATTTGGGGACTTCCATTTGAGTCAGAGATACCTGCCACCATCAATGCTGTGGCGGTGCTCATAGGCGCACTAATCGGCGTATCACATTTATCTATCAAGAAGGGAGAACAAGATGATTATATCGAATAAGGGTTTAGACCTAATCAAGAAGTTTGAAGGATGTCGCCTCAAGGCTTACAAGGACCCAGCAGGAGTATGGACTATTGGCTGGGGGCATACTAAGGGAGTCAAGGCAGGCGATGAGATAACTCAAGAGCAGGCTGACAAGTTGCTCAGAGATGACCTAGCTGTGTATGAAACAAAGGTGGACAAGTACGACAACAAGTATCATTGGAATCAGAATCAGTTTGATGCGCTTGTATCGTTTGCTTACAACATAGGAAGCATTGACCAGCTCACATCTAATGGTCGCAGAAGCATCAAGACTATCTCTGACAAGATACTTGAATACAACAAGGCAGGTGGAAAGAAGCTGGAGGGGCTTGTGAGAAGACGTAAGGCAGAAAAGGCTCTGTTTGATGAGGTTGTAGAAGGCGATTCTAGCACAGTTAATTCTCAGCCTAACAATTCCACTCCGAAGGAAACAGAAGCCAAGGACGAGGCGCAGGCGAGCCCATACAAGGTAGGTGGAGTGTATACTGTATCTGTTAGATCAGCGCTTAATGTTCGGAAGGGCGCTGGCAAGAACTATGACCTGGTTGGCTTCCGAAATCTCACTCCGGATGGAAAGGCTCATGCTAATCATAATGGTGCGCTGCTTAATGGCACGAAGGTTACTGTTAAGGAAGTTAAGATAGCCGGAGAACAGATCTGGCTGAAGATTCCGAGTGGATGGATCTGTGGTAAGGATGGTGCCAAGATCCTTGTTAAATAGTTTTCTGTTGTTTTCATAACAAATTCCTTTCAAGAGGGCATCTGATTACTGGTAGATCAGGTGTCCTTTTCATTTTTATGGGGCAGTTATGGGGCAGATTTTTCTAAAAATGGGGCATTTTTTGTAATACACTAATTTTGGGCGATGCCTAAAAAGTGGCTATTTGTCTATGTTTGTGGCACTTTGTACAACTTTGACTTTTTATAACATTTTAAAGATTTTTTAAGAATAAAAGCCCTAAAACACTAGGGTTCTAGGACTTCATGGGGCAATTA